TCACAGTATAGTAAGGATATTGACATACCGCGACCAGTGTTGCCAGTAGTAGTTGCTGATACAATACGTGATCCATTATCAAATTCAATACTCCCTTTGTTATAGTTAGTTACGCCACAGCGTATGTGGTCTGGGCAGTCTTCATAGGCATAGCGTATGCGTTGCATAATCTCCTGACTGCCTGTATATTTGTGCGCGGCTACTAGAATAGTTTGATCCGGATGGAACATAGCGTACCACAACAAGTACCCAGCCGCACAGGTAGTCTTACCACTTTGACGTGGCAACATATTAATGTTAAATCTATGATTGTGATAACTGTGTAGTAGGTTTACCTGATAGTCAAATGGTTCAAACAGTAACTTGCCTTTAACCGGATGTTGAATATAAAAGAAATTCTTAGCAAAATACAGATATCCTAGTTCAGGGTCAGCACACTGCGATAGATCTGAGATCTGTTGTTCCGTAAAGCGTTCTTGGCGATTAGCCTTTTTAATCAGTACGCCGTCTAATGATTTACTAGCCATATGTTTATTTACTGAAAAAAATAGGCTCCGAAGAGCCTATTTGGCATTGTCTTAATCACAATGCAACTGCCGACGAATTAATAAATTTTATTTAGAACCCATCATTCCACGCGGCTTTCCAAAGCCGGGGACGCCACCAATTGGAGCACCGTACATACCATCGCGCTCTTCGCCTTTGCTGTTGCGCCATTTACCGTCTGGGCCTTTCTTTAAAGGTTCCTTTGTCTGATAGTCTTTTGGAATGTGCTCTGCTGAATCGCTGGGTCCTTCTTTGATTTCTTTCCACATAGAATCCAACTGACGTCTAATGCTGGCTTCGCGAACTGCCATTGCATTGTCGCCGTCTTGTGCCTTAGCATACTGTTGTTTTTCTCTGTTGATCCCGCCAGACAAGTCTTTGATCATTGTGTTATGATCACTGTACTGTTCATCAGGCTCATTAGCATACTCTTCTTCTGCTTGCTCGTAACCGCTAGGATCTTTAACACGAATGTCTGCTGGATCTTTAGGTTCATTTACGCCGCCGCCTGCATCTGTAGTCACACTATCAACACCTGCGTATGCTTCTTCTGGTTCGTTGGCATATTCTTTAGGTTTATCTGCTTTTGCAATAAGATCCCTAATTTGAGACATACCGCGATCGCCGTCGCCGCCTGCTGGTTTCATTTCAGGCTCATCGCCTATGTCATCGTCACCACCAATTTTAGTAACTTTGATTGGCATATCTAAACCAACTGCTGGCATTGGCATGCCCATTGGTGCTGGACTGTGATCGTGTCCCATGCCGGACTCTGCTGAACGCATTAGGTTTAACAATTCTTTAATGTTGTCTACGCCCTGTGCATTTAAATTTACACTCATTGTTACTGGAGGTGTACTTGGCATGCTAGATCCCATACCGCCCATTCCACATTCTTCAATATTTTCGTTAAGTGTTTTCTTTTCTACATTGCCGTCGACAATGCCTAATATTTTTTTCATGTCCATGATTATTTTTTTCCTTTTAGAGTTTTGGAGCCAATTGGACTGATACTAGCCCCAGACTCTGGCATTTCAGATGCTTTTTCTTTGTGTACTTGTGAATCTTGACGGGACTTTGCGTCAGCGGCTAGACCTTTTAAGAAACTTGATATGTGTTTCTCTCCAACTTTATCCTGCGCACTTTCTCCGCCAAGTTCTTCTGTAGTAAGAAGAGCGTCGTCTTGTTCTTTATTAAAGTTTAATTCTGCCTGTTCTGCATCTTGATTAGCAGTACGAACTCTTACACGATTCTGTTCACAACCGCAGACTTGACTAACGTAGTTTTCTAAAACTTGTGTAGTAGTTGGGTAGTTGAGTTCAACGTTGAATACTGTAACATTAGTATTTTCTAATTCTGGGAAATCCAAGTGTCTTTCTGCAATGGGCAATCGTTTGCCATTGTCCATTTTTACAATGGAAAAACGTTCCATAGCACCCTTGAGTTTAGTCTTAAATTCGCCATCTAAATCACCGGCAATTTTAATCTTGAACTCGTATGTTTTTTTGCTTTCTGTTAAGTATTCGTTAAATGATTTCATAGTTTTCCCCACTACTGTATTTATTTCATATTCTTTAATTTTTCTAACAGGCTATTGCGATCTGTAATCAAATATCCTTCGCCTTGAATATCGTCATCTCCTGCTGGTTTAGCGTCCTGATCCAACTTCTGCTTTTTGAGCTGTAGTTCAATCATCTTGAGCTTTTTATCTATTTTTGCTGACTTAGCATCTATGGCATTTTTCAGTGCTGTCTGTGCTACTTCAAAAATTCTAGCACTGTAACGTGGTTCAACGTTCATGCCCAGGTCCACTAAATCTTCATAGGCATCGGTGGCTTTTTGTGCCAGTGCATCTAATTCGCTGTCTGCTATATCGCCTAAACCTTTAACCTGTGGTAGTGCGGCAGCGATCTTATCAATGTCTCCTATTTCTCGAAATAGGTTTTCTGCTGGAGCATTATCTCTAGCCACTTGTTTTTCTTTGGCTCTGTTTTGTTGTTGCTGTTTAACAAGATCATCTTTGACGATTTCTTGATTTTCAGGCAAATTAAGTAATTCTTCAAGTTTTTTAGTCATACAATACTTATCCTTAATTAAGTCACAACTTTACTAATTGCATCGCTCTGTAATAAGCCACGCGGCCAAATATTAAATGCTATGCTTAATTTTTCTTCTGGTCCTGTTGGTACAGTATAGTGTCTCAGCCAACTAGGAAATATCAATAAAGATTCAGTTTTAAGTCGATATTCTGCTATTTCTTGATTAAATTGCGATCTACGTTTTATACTAGGGCTTATTGTAGGACAGGGCAAGGGTGTTTCAAAACTAATGGGACTCGATTCACAGCCATAAGGATAATAGACTCCACTCAACCAACTGTTGACATGCCAGTGCGGATGTATAAACTGATTCTCAGTATAGTGGTTAAGCCACATACTTGGAATATCGCAGGCAGGAGTATCTAATCCTAACCTATCTGCTATTTCTGGAATTTTATCTAAGATTAGTTGTTTTAAAGAATCAAATCGAGAATCCTGTTCAAGATTTAATTTTTGTCCAAACGTTTTGTTATCTGCTTCTGTAACTATATTATGAATGATCTGTTTATCTGTCCAGCAGACGTCAGTCATAAAAATGGGTACAGAGAACGGCGCAAAGGTGTATAACATAGCAAACTACTTATCGCTTGCCGTTGTGGAAAATATCGTTTTCCGATACAACCCTGAACATTATTCCTTGTTGTTTACACCATGCACGACAGGCCTCCCACTTAGCCATGTTCTTAATATATGCGGCTTGATTGGTTTTACTGCGCCCAACTTTTTCTAATACTGATTGACTAGCGGGTTTGACTTCCCAAACTTCTGCATGTTTACGTCCGTTTTTATCATTGTAAACTACAAAAAAATCTGGTACATAGATTGTGTGTTTGCCGGTTAGGGGATCTCTGTAAGGAACTTTGACAACTTCACTGCCCCACTTTTCGATAGATTGATTGTTGTCAAACATCTGCATCACTGCCCATTCCCAACTGCTACGATAAGTGGGTGTACGATTACCCATATATTTTTCAGGGTTCTTTAGAGCAAATTTTCCCTGTGCAAATTTTTTCATACAACAATATTACGAGTTTCTAAAAAATCGCCCTGCCCTTGTTGGCGATATCCTAGTGTGGAAATTTTTTGACGATTGTAGTTAAGAACTTCGGCAACTACAGCACTGAGTTTGATATCTTCTAGGCCTTTTAATGTGTCTAATAATGTAAAAACATTAACACCGTCTAACTTGGCCTGTTGTAGTAATACTATGGCCGTAGATTGACTGGCTAGTTCATCGAATCCTCTCTTGCGAAAGAATCCTACAGTAGCATCGATTTGTTCTGCTGGGAAACTAATGGCTTCCACAAAGTACGTGTCAAAGAATGTACGGACCTTTTCTCCAGAATCTGTCTGTTCTGTCTGTGGTAGATTACTGCTCTGTGCTAAATTTGTCATAGTTATCCTGCTGTTGAAATTATTTTATCTGCCAGGCCGTTGAGTTTAGTATTTCTTCCAGAATTAATTAAACTATCGACTTGTGTTGATGCGTTTGTTCCAGCCGGTACAACGCCTGATTTAATTGCTAAATCGACCAAGGCAGTTTTTGCCGCTGGATTTTTAGCCAATGCACTTTGTCTTTGATCAGGGGTATTGGTTTTTGCAGTTTCTTTGGGTGCAGTAGCCGGAGTGGTTGAAGTCTGTCCGGTACCTGCCTGTTTAGGAAATAATACATTGGCTACACCACTGACGTCGATGCCTGTGCTGGCTCCTAGTGCAGATTTAAAAATATTAAATCCTTCTTGACGAATACCTTCTCGGGTAAGTTTTTTAGCATTGTTATAAATGTTAACACCTTTGATCAGTGTACCTAAAGTAAATCCATTACCACCGGGTCCAAGGTCGCTGAGTATGTCACCGATACCGCCAAGTATACCGCCTTGGCCAAATAAACTAGTTGTACCTCCGCCTAATAATCCCAACGGGCTAGGCTGATTGTCATAGAATTCTGTGGCAAACCCTTTAGGGTTTCCTCGACTTACAGCGCCGGCGCCGTATATCACTGCTTCGTAGGCTATCTGCATAGTATTGCCTGAAACCTCTGTTGAAGAATTATTCAAACTGTCGTGTGACCAACTAGTGATTACTGGATTAATTAATGTATAACTCTGATACTGATGTCTTGCTAATTGAAAAATCTGTATGCTACTAAAGAATGGTGCGCTAGATCCGTTGTCTAATCCGTATCTAAATTTATTCAGTGCTTCATTTTTATAAGAATTTCTTTGATAGGCAGCAGGAACACCAGCGGCTGCTCCACCTAGAAAATTCTTTACTGCGCCTAACAGTCCGTTGTTACCTGGAATAAAACCAGAAACTAAATTGCCAACTCCTGACAGTAGTTGACCGGCTGTACCTGAGCCCAGACTAGCACCGTGTTTGCTATCTGCAAAATAGTAACCATAGTACATGGCCCATAAGTTTGTTGTTAATCCAAAATTGTCATCGTGAAATACTACTGATACTGGATCGTATTCTAACCTAGTATGTATCTGTCTTTTCTTATTGTATTGCTGTGGCTTCTCAACGTTAACTCTAAATTTAGGCAAATCAATAGATTTAACTAACATATTGATAGCAGTACCATGTTTTTGTATGTCAAATTTCGCAGATCCTAATGCACGTGGATTAATGTTTAAAACCACATGATACATCCACTTGCCTTTAGGAGCAAGTCGCATAGCCTGACCATTATAAAGTCTTGCCGCGTGTTGAAAATCGCCAAGGGTGCCCTTAGGATTACCTAGACCTGAAGAAAAGTTGTTTAAAAAACCGTTGAGTAAGTTTGCCATACAATTATTTATCGACAGCGATTAACCGCTTATATAAAGAAAAAGGACACCGAAGTGTCCTTTTATATTGCTCCCGGAGTTAATTAGCCGCCTGTAGCGAGAGTTCCAAGAGCTCTTCCTACTGCTGTACCAACGCCTGTGCCTTGTGGGCTTTGGATTGCGTTATCATACTGAATTGTTAAATCAATAGTTACTGCATCATTGCTTCCGTAGTTAACTGTACCGTATGATGCTGTAGTTAAAAAGCAACCATACAATTCCCATGTTTCTAATACTGTAGGAACGTTAGCACCGTTACCGCCGTCTAGCATTTCTAATCTGGTAGTAAATTTGTAATCAATACCAGATGCCGCTGAACTTTGTTCAAAGAAGTCAAATTGTTTCTGTAGTTGCTCACCTACTAACTTCTGTACTTCTCCTGTTGCATCGTCACGTAGTTTGCAAGTAACTGGATTCCACTTGTGTTTACCAGCCATGTAAACACGGCTGTTATACACAGGTAATTCTACTGAATCAAAAGTTACTTCTGGACGTTTTGCTTCAACAACTTGCTTGGTTAAGTTTGTTGTTGGTGTCGATACTCCAAAGTTTTCAAATGTGATCCTAAATCTATATGCTAGTTTAGGCATCAACAAGCCTTGACTGCTTGCTGACTGGTCACTGGCTAAGGGCACCGATAATTTGCTTAATGTTGAAATAGACATTCTTTATAGTCTCCTGTAATTATTTATCTTAGCCTTATAACCCTGCAATTTCGCCAGTATTCTTCAAGCGTACTGGAATGTAAATGAATTCCACAGCCTTAACTGGTTCAATCGCAATGTCAACATACAATTCGTTTCTATCGATTCTATTAGGTGTATTGTTACTTTCGTCACAAACAACTAAGAAGTCGTATAGAGCACGTTGTCCGACTAATTCTAGCAATAGGCTTTCAACCTGTTGCTTGATCTCATCCCTAGTGATCTTGTCGTTAGGTTCAAAGATATATGGTTTAGCAAGTTTATTCAACTGACTGCGTAGATAAATTACCAAACGTGCTACGTTAATACGATCTAATGCGCTGGCATTTCTTGCACGAGTCTTCTGTCCAAAGTTTACCAATCCTGCGCCTGTGAAGAATGTAATTGGGTTAACTTTTACATTGTATAATGTATCACGTTGACCTTCGTTCAATGCTACTGATTGGAACTCGCCTTCGCTAGTTACATAACCAACTGCTGTTGCGTTTGTAATACCGCCACGACGTGTACCTGCTGGAGCAAACCATGGATAAGCCACTTGGTCGTTTAGCGCAATCATACGGCAAATCATGTGACTTGGAGGAACTGCAATATCGCGTCCTGCATTGTCGCTTGTAAAGCCCCATGGATAGAACACACCTAAGTACTCATCGTAACTTACTAATCCGTTGTCATCGTCTTGTAGACTTAGTGCAACGTTGTTACCCCAATCATTGATTGTTGTAGCATCTGGAGTTAAGCGTGGAGGTGTATCGCCTACAACGAAAGTTGTTAAACCTCTGTCATAGTTCAATGAAACCATTTCACCGATTAATTCAGGATATCCAGGGCAAGCCATTAAGTTATATGAACGAACTTCTGTATCGCGGATATCTTCATTGCTGTTTACCAATGCTTGTAACGCTTGGATGATAACCTTACGTTGTGCATGGCGTCCAAATGAACCGCTGCCGTCTGCTTGGTTACCAGACTCTGTTACCCAACGATGTGGATAATACATTTCCATGCTTACATCGCCCATACGCTTGTTGTCTGCTGTTAAGTCAACATAATTACGTTTGAATCTCTTAACGTTAAATCCGCTACGACGTAGATTGAATAAAATCATTCCACGTGGATATAGTGCAGGATCTGGGGCATCGAAGTCTAAGAAATCGCTGATCCATAGTTCTGCGATTGTTGCAGGATCTTCCATGTCGCCGCTGTCAGACCAACGTGCATCTGCAAACAATACACCGTTTTCTGTAGTTTGATCTGAAGTATCTAATGTGATCCACTTTAATAGATCGCCGTTCCAACGTTTGATTACTGGATAGTTTTCAATATCGCTGGTATCGATCCAAATTTGACCATCTGCGGCAGCATCGATTTCTGTTGTGCCATCTGCAAATGTTGTTGGCTGTGTTGCTGAAACAATAGGACCTTCAGGGTCTGTGTCACCGTAGAAGTTACCGTAACCTACCCATGTGGCGCCATCATGTATCATTAAGTCAACTTCATCAACAACTGAACTATACCATAGTTCACCGTCAGCAACTAATGTAGTTGGTGCGGCTGTGTCGATAAAATATGTTTGTTGAGTACCAGCAAATGTACGTGGAATCCAGTTACTACCTACATAAGCATAGGTGTTGTCTGGTGCGCCTAATGCGTAAACATTAGTATTTTCGCTGATAAGACCCAATGCTGTCACTGCTGTCGTACTGTCGCCTAGGTCAGCAAATCTAATATCGCCACCGATTGTGTTTTCAATTTGCACACGGTTATCAGTGGTTACGCTGGCTTCAATTGCGCCAATGTTAGCACTATTAATTGCAGCCGCTAAATTTGCGGCAGTGCTTGCGGCTACACCAGTTGCAGTAAATGTCACAGTACCTTGTGCTAGAGTAGCAGTTCCTGATTGACTTGCAGCCAATGAGATTGAATATGCACTTGCTGACAAAGTAGTGTTGGTAATTTGTTTTGTTTTTACAACAGTTGAGCCACTACGTGCTCTACGCATTACACGGAATTCTGCTAAAGGTTGTACATTTTCATCATAGTTGTATTGAACATACACAGCATTAACTGGAATACCGAATCCGCCTTTAGTTGGATCGATACCATAGTTAGCCGCTTGGTTAGTTGCGTACAATGGCGCATCTGCTTCGTCCCATAACTGAGTTGTTCCGTTGTAGATTTTAACTCTCCAACGAGCACCTAAGTTAGGTTCTGTTGTTTTAATCCATACAGATCCTGTTGGACGAGCAACGTTTGGTGATGGTTTGCCACGCTTCCATGTAGGAACATCAGTATGCGGTCCAACAACAAAATCTGGAGCATAGTATGTACCTGTTACCATACCTAATTCTGATAATGTCAATGGAAGAACTGAACTAATAGCAATTGCCTTAACATCATTTGTTTTTGCAAAAATGTTCAACGAATTATTAACAACACGAGCGCCAACTCCTGCAATAGCCGCAAGATTGATATCAGCCGCTACTTGAGCAATAGTTGTTCCTGTTGTTAATACAGTCACTTCGGATCCTAAACCAGATCCTGTGTCAACTCTAAATCCTAGTGTGCCACCTGAAGTTGTTGCGCCAGGTGTATAGCCTGATAATGTTGGTGTAATTACTGCGTGTGCTCTTGCCCACTCGCTGGAGCCAACTTGTACCCATGTTGCTGTGCCAACATCGCCGTCACCTTCAAATGCACTCTTGTAATAAACTTTAACTAAGTGTCCTGTTGATGTATTGTTAGCATTGTATGAAATTGCGTATGTACCAACTGCACCAACGCTGTTTGCTGGAGTACCAGTTGTAACGATTGTTGGAACTTTGTTAGTAAAACTCTGTCCGCCTGTTGAAGTAGCGGCAGCACCGTTCCACTCAAAAATACCATATGTTGTAGCATCGCTGTCTAACCAGAATGTACCATCTACTGGTGCACCGCCAGGAGCATCTGCGCTGGCTACTAATTTTTCTAAATCTAAATCTGCACGAACAACAAATGAACTATTGCTTACACCTAAGTAACTGTAAGCGGCTTGTAGACCGTATTCGTTTAACTCACCTGCGTGAATTGGGTTGTTATTAGCGTCAACACGGAATGTTGGGTCGCCAAATGTGTCAACTAAATCACGTTGACTTGTAATTAAATAAACCTTGCCTGCGTTGGCGGCTAGTGTACCTTGTGCTGTACCTGTACCAGCACCGTTAGATTTGTTCTGTGCCGAAGCAACAATAAACAGTGGGCGTGTACCGGGTTCAGCAGGTGTGTAAAAACTTTCGTCAATTACGGAAACCTGTACGCCTGGGGAAGTTAAAGCCATATCCTTATCTCCTAATTAGCTCTTCTTTTAAGCTCTAACAATATTTAGCGGAGATAAGGTAAAATGCTCTGTTATACAACCACGAAAAGGGCTCTAAAAGGGGTGGTATAAATAGTTTATGCGACCTTTATGCAAAATATGTCAGCGCAAACCCTGTGCTGTGAACTATTATAAGAATAATCGTGCTTACTATAGAACTAAGTGCGATGGCTGTGCCAGTGGTACAAGTCCTGGCACACCGTTATGGTATAGATTAGGATATAGACAAAAGGACTACTGTGAAAAATGCGGATATAAAAGCAAGTTTCGAGAAGTGTTTAATGTGTTCCATGTTGACGGTGATTTAACTAACTGCCGTCCTGCTAATCTTAAAACTATATGTGCAAACTGTCAACGGTCTTTACATCGTGAGGGAGTGAAATGGAAGCAAGGAGATCTAACACCAGATTTCTAACTTCAGCATATAAGTCGTCTATACTGCCATTGTTATCTAATACTACATCAAATTCTGTGCCTACCCATGCAGTTTCGCTGGCATGGATTTTCTTCATTTTTAACTCGTTGATTGCTACATTATTGCCTTGATTTGCTTCCACAGCAATATCGTACCACTCAGGTAATTCGCCACGCTTTACCCATACAATGATACCGCCAGCATCACGAATTGATTTAATTTCGTTAGGGAATCTACAGTCTGAAATTACCACATCGTCTAGACTGTTGCGTAGTTTATTTTCTAAACTGGCAATCCAAATGTCATCGTGGAATCCTTTACGGCACACTTCTGTACCCCAGTATTGTAAGATCCAGCGTGGAGTAAGATTAGGCATGTCCAACCGTTCTGCCCACCAAGGATCTACTTGTTCACGCCATTCACGGGCCGCTTTTGTGCGCCCTTCCAGCATGGTTCTGTCCCAGCCAAATACTGCTGATACAGCATCTTTCAGCGTGTTGGCAAAACTTTCTCTGCGAAATTCATGGAAATTAACTAGATAATCGGCAATAGTATCTTTGCCCGATCCAATAAAACCGCATACACCTATAATCATAGCGCCTCCGTAAGTAACGCTAGTATATAACAGTTTTATTACAAGGTCAACTCTTTTTTAACCAATAATGAATGTATATCCGCGGCCGCCAGCAACTTGCGTAACCAAATCTTTTTCAAGATTTTCAATTTCAGTTGTGGCTTCTGTTTTTAGTGCGGCGCCGTTGAGACTAGTTCCGCCTTGTGGACCAGCAAGTTGAGCAAATTTTTCACGGGCTTGCCCTAGCATCAATTTACAGTTTGCTAGTGTATAATCTTTAACCCATTGTGCGGCATAGACATCATTTAAGATACCAATATCTGGGCGGTAGTTGTAGCAGTAGAGTAACAACTCTTCGTCCGAGTTTCGTGGACGTTGCAATAATGTAAGTTTGTGTGTTTGGCTATGCCACTTGAATTCAATAAAACTACCAAACATACGACCAATCATTTCCTGGTACTGAGCAAAAAGTTCATAGGTTAATATACCGCCCATATTAGAGCTCGAAAGCAGATATGTGTTTGTGTAGGCTAGGTTAAATGGTTCAAATATTGTACCACCCGATCCGCTACCAGTCCTTGAACCAATGCTTCTACGGAATATTTGACGTACTTCTATAACCTCTTTAGGCAGAGTGTATGTGTTTTGATCTTCCACAGTAGTTAAGAACATATAACTTTCTTCTACTGAGCTGTCGCCTCTCTGTCTGTATTTTCCTAGAGCACGTTCTAATGCTGTTTCGTAGTGTTTAGGATCTAATTCAACATCGACCATACCGTCGCCCAGCATGTTTTTACAGTACTCGTAGACTGCTGTTTTTGCTTGTTGTAGTTCGTTGATTTCTGTAGTTGGCATGAGTCGGTTTCCGTGATTGCTGTAATATTTAGCGTTAAATATCCTACAATGCTAGACAACGGTATGCACAATGACAAGGATTTTTGGACTGGTTTAAAGTGGCCAGCGGCTCCTAATGATGACGATTATCGCGTATTTGAGCAATATTGTACGGGTCGTGTATTGCTGTTAGGTAGCACAAAACTGTTATTACCGTTATGTACAGAAGCATGGGATTTA